ACGATCTCAGATATCCTTGGTGGTGTGCGTTCAACCTGTACCTACGTAGGCGCAGCGAAGCTTAAAGAACTAACGAAGCGTACGACTTTCATCCGCGTACAAGAGCAAGAGAACAATGTTTTCGGTAAAGAGTAATCTCAAGATTATTCGGAAAATACGAATTATAGAGAGCCGCTGATTGCGGCTCTTTTTTTGTCTAAAATTTGCCAAGTGGCGACAAAGTGGCGACAGAGAATTTATTTTTTGTGGCGGTAGAGTGGCGACAAACTACAGGTTAGTGATTGGATTATGAGTGATTGCTTCTGAAAGGTGATCGGGTGCGAAGTGTGCATAACGCATCGTCATGCTGATATCGGCATGGCCTAGAATATCTCTCAATACAAGAATGTTGCCGCCATTTATCATAAAGTGGCTAGCGAATGTGTGGCGTAAAACATGCGAAGCTTGACCAGAGGGCAGTTCCACACCTAGCTTGTTCTTCAGTATGTAGCAGAAGGGCGTGTAGCACTCCGTAAACAGCTTTCCAGAGGTGGGCTTATAGAGCTCATAGTAAAGCTCTTCAGAGATGGGTACAGAGCGATTCTTTTTTGTTTTGGTGTTAGTAAACGTCACCTTAAACTTACTCAACTGAGAGCCTTTTAGCTGAGCGGCCTCGTTCCAACGGCCCCCCGTGGAGAGACACAGTTTAACAATCTTGATCATATCTGTGCGTTGGTGGCGTTCTACCTGTTTTAACAGTAGGTTGATTTGTTCTTTTTGCAAGAACGCCATGGTGCGTTCGTGGTCTTTGAAAGGTTTAATTTCTTCTAGAGGGTTTTGACTTTTCCACTCTCCCAGCTCTTTCAATTTGCTGAACATGGCTTTGAATCTAGCAAGTTCAGAGTTCAATGTCGCGATGCTTGGTGCACCTTTTTGCCAACGTGAATCAACGAAGATTAATTCACCAGACATACGCCGACTACGAAACTCGGAATACACCCTAGAAGAAAACGTAGAAGCGACTGGGTTTCCCATAGCTTCAGCCATCTTTAGAAACTTACTTTTAATGACAGGCCCGTTAGCGAGGGTTGCACCATAGTGATCGAACCATAATTCGATGAGCTGCGCGAGCCTTCGGTGATCGGGCTTATCTCCAGTCCAGGGCTTATCTTCTATCTCTTGCATGGTGAAGCGTTCGAAAGCAGCAGCTTCACCTTTAGTTGCAAATTTTTTACGAACACGTTTACCAGTGCGACCGTTTGGGTAGCACTCACATAACCAAGGTTTCTTCGAACCATCTTTTAAGTTGCGGATAGACATAGCAAAATAAATTAAACTGTATATACATACAGTTTAATTTGCGCTAATACGTAGAGCAATGTTTTATATCGTAAAAACAAACAAGGATACTGGTGGTTATGGTTATATCTGTAGTTGAGCAGCCCTTGACCATGTGCGAATTATTTGCAAGGAAACACTATAAATAGATTGCCAAGACGATCCGTCCTGGTATGATTGCCTGGCGTTTAATTTTGAAAGTAATAGTGAACAATGGAAACAGGTGAAGTTCTTGTAATCGACCTTTTTGCTGGCCCCGGTGGGTTAGGAGAAGGCATATCTTCAGTTACACATGACAATGGGAAAAATCCATTCAAAATCGGTGTATCTGTTGAAAAAGAACCGTCTGCTCACAAAACACTAACGACGCGAGCATTTTATAGACAGGTCAAGAACTCTGAGTTAGGTATCGAAAATTATAATGAATACCTGCTAGGCAACTTAACTAGAGAAGAACTGTTTGAACGCTTTCCAAGAGAAGCCGAAGAAGCGCAGCAAGAAACACTCAATACACCTCATGCGTTAGGTGATGATAACGAAGATATTCATAGTCGAATTCGTCAACTGGTCGTAGAGCATGGTGATAGACCTAGAGTCGTAATCGGTGGGCCTCCATGCCAAGCGTATTCACTTGCTGGTCGTTCTCGTAATGCAGGGATAAAGGATTACAAGGCAGAAAAAGATCACCGTAATTTTCTTTACAAAGAGTACTTAAAAGTACTTTCTATCGCACAGCCTGATGTTTTCGTCATGGAAAACGTGCGCGGTATTCTTTCTGCAAAAATAGATGGAGAAATTATGTTCCCTCGAATCTTGAAAGATTTGAGAGCACCGGGACGTGTGACCAAGATTGCTACACCAAGATACAAAGTCTTTTCATTGGTGGTAGATGCTAACGACCCGACTAACCCTGCTTATGATGATCCTACTGATTTTCTAATTAAGTCGGAGAATTATGGCGTACCTCAAGCGCGTCATAGAGTCATTCTGCTTGGCGTACGTGCTGACATTGAAAGAGTGCCAGGAACACTCGCATCATTTGAACATCAATCAACAGTCGAACAAGTACTGGCTGATTTGCCTAAATTAAGAAGCGGGTTTTCTAAGCGTAAAGACAACGCGACGGATTGGGGAAGTGTTGTGGCTAAGAACGCGACTCAAGTTAAGCGACTACTGAAGAAGCAATTTGAAAAAGCCAAAGATCTCGATATTAAGCCACTTAAAAGTCTTACTCGCTCTGCGTCTCAGCCCGTTGAGTATCCATTTCAAATGCCCGAACACTTGATTGATTGGTATCGCGCGGTTGAGCCGCCTTGCGTGCTTAATCATGAAACACGTGGGCACATGGAAAGTGACTTGCTTCGTTATGCATACAGCGCTGCATATACGCAGCTAAGCGATGGAACCTCTCCGAAGGCAAAAGACTATCCAGATGCTCTTGCTCCTGCTCATGAGAACTGGAAGTCAGGCTCTCATGCTGACCGCTTTAGAACTCAAGCCGCAAATAAGTGCTCGACCACGGTAACAAGCCATATCTCGAAAGATGGGCACTATTTTATTCACTATGACCCGAAACAATGCCGCAGCTTAACGGTGCGTGAAGCCGCTCGTTTACAGACATTTCCGGATAACTATAAGTTTGAAGGGAATAGAACCCAGCAGTATGTGCAAGTAGGAAATGCTGTGCCACCATACTTGGCACAGCAGATCGGTAAGTTGGTGATGGATTTACTTGAAAGCAATAATTCCAGGGCGTGATATGTATTGGGCGCAGTTAAAAGAAATATCAACCATTATTTGATCACGTAGTCTAAACAACGGTTTTCCAAGCCATTTGTTTTCTGATGGGAGTGAGCCAATTTGATATTTAAAAGAAAGCTGTAACATATAGTCTACGCCATCAATATTTATGTCTGGAACGCGGTATATCCCGTTGTGAGATTTTCTGTTTTGTTTTCCGTAAAGATTAAACGGAGTCTCGCCCTCTGGTGCAAAATCAAGTGGGGTAAGCGCTGCAATTACGTATCGGTGTAGTTTGGTTTTTTTCTGGGCCTGGTCACATTCCGCGGATATTTCAATGAAGCCTAATTTCGTTGACTCCCTAACTAAATCTCGGTTGTTTGCCTTTACTATTTGTAATAGAAACTCTTCGTCGATAAGCTCTCTTAAAGTTATACCAAATCTACTTTCAAGTTTTTCTAGTTTAGATGTATCTTGTAAAACTTCGTCTTCCAACTCTATAAACACGCCTCTACAAGCTTTGGAATAGCTAGGGTTTACAACTTCAATGTGATAGAAGGAATTAAGCTTGGTTGCTAGCTCTTGCTCTACATTGACGTCAGTACCAATTTGCGGAACCCCATTTCTCCACTTATCATTATCCGTAATATATGATATGGAATTTAATTGGTCGTGGAGAACAGGTGCGAGGCCAAGGTCTATAGCTTCTTCTGGTGATTCACTTGCGTTTAAGACACCAACTGTCTCGTTACCTATCTTAGCCAAGACTTTCTGTATTTCTGAGGTATGTTGACCTTGATAGCCGACCTCAGGGTTAACACTTATTGGTTTGGTCAAGTTAAATAGTGAATTTGTTGTCTGCTGAGCGGACTTTATGATTCTGTATTCCCAGTCTAGCAACGCATTAAGCAAAGAACTTTCTTCAACTAGTTCGCGGACCCTGTTCTTTAAATCATCTGGGTTTGCACCTGCGGCTAAGTATTGGTCTTTATCAATCGCACAGCAATGTATCGGAAGCGTTATTCTATCCATAAAACGCTCTTGCAGTAATTCCATTACCCGCTCTACTTCTTCTGTTACTCCTGACCAAAAAATAAGTAGATATGGCCCATTGATGGCCAATTTCTCAAGTAACTTTGCTATTGGAGTTACCAATTCCATTGTGTTGCCAAGCGACCCATTCCTTAGGTTTAAATCGGAAACAACAACCCTAGGTTGAAAGTTACTAGTGTCAACATGATCAATTCCGCTAGTGTTAGTGACTAGGTCATATTGGTAGTGGATCGGGAGGCATGGAATACCACTGCTGAAGAAAGCATTTTGAATTGCATCTAGTTGTGAGTGTTCATCATCTACTGCTACGATGTTCAAACTATTAATCATGATTTCGCCTTATTAAAAACTAACGCTATAGCTGCACCACAGTATGTTTCGGGTAAATCTAATTCTTCTGCTGTGGTTATAATAATTTTTCCACCTATAGATTCCATCACTTGGTCTGCATAATAGAGCCCGACTCCCATACCTCCTGGCCGAGTAGTGTTGAAAGGCTGGATTGCTTCATCTGGAGTAAGGTCAAAGCCAGGGCCATTATCTAATATGACAATAGCAGGGCCTTCTTTGAAAAAGTCTGTCAACGTAGTAATTTGAATTCCAGGTTTGTAATTACTATCAACTATCTTTTCATTTTTTAAACCAGTCCAATGTATAGCGTTATCAATGATATTGTTAATAGCTGCGAGCAAAAGATTTGATTCGCCATGCACCTCAAAGTCATTTGCTTCCCCTGTTGTTATCGGAGATGAAATAACAATATTGTGGTGTAAGAATCGATGTTGAGAGAATTCGATGGCACCTTCAATTAGAGCTTTGGCTGGAAACTTCTTGCTACCGTTTCTCTTAAGAAGAGGAGCGAATCCTTCAAGCAACTTCGCTAGGTGTTCAGAGCGTTCACGCAAGGTGTTGTAGTCTACATTCTTTTGAATGTCAGAATTAAGTTGCACAATGCCGCGCTCTACTTCGTGGAAAATAACAGATAAGTTAACCCCCGTTACTGCACTTAGAGTAACTTGCCGCATCTGCTTATAATCTGACTCAATTCTCTCAAGTTGTCCGCCAAGTTCTTTATTCAGCTTGTGTTTAACCAAGCCCTCTTTAAGTTTCTGGACACTTTCTTCAAAACGTTGAGTAGGGAGCTTTTCTTTCTTTTTCGAGCCTTGTTTGGCTTCTTGCAGCTGTTCTCGAGCTTTTAAGTGTAATAAGTGGAAATGCTCCATAATACTAAACGTAATTAATCTGAAGCGAATAAAGCTTTCATTTTCATCGAACCCCTCGCGATTAGTTTTTTCCTCAAGACCACGGCTATTTTCAAGGTTAAGTTCAACATTGCCAATTACTAGGTTTACTGCGATACGTTTACTCGGATTGTTAACTCGCATCGCGTTTAGACCTAACCAGTCATCGTTCTTTTCACCGTAGTTGAATACTCTAATGCCATCCCGATAAACTCGAATTCCAGTATTGTCATCCAAGTAATTTCGAATTGATTGATATGCTCCGATCGCATTTAGGATTTCTTTCTCACGAGAGAAAACATAGAAACACCCCTTTATCGGTCCAATATCTGTCAAATCATTTTCGGATAACAATAAATCATCACGATTATCCAAAAAACGACTTAACCTTTCTTCTTTAGAGGGCGGGAAAAGCTCAAGAGATTCGTTGAACCCTTCCTTAACTTCTTCTGTTAAAGATGAATAGAGGCTAGGAGGTGTGAAAGTATACTTGTAAGAAAATTTGCCATGCTTATTAACCTCGAACTCATACTTCCATAACGCATTATTGACTACATCTTCAGCATTTAAAACGTCAATATGATCTTTTTCTCGACCAGGAACAGACAATTTTACTTCAAAGTCAGATGCTGTTTGAAAGGGAGAGGTGAGACTAGTCAGGAGACGCTTCAATCTTCTGACATCTCCTCGTGTCCACTCTTGCTTATTGAGGTTTCCAACGACGATTCGAGTGCCAGTTTGTCCATCAGGAAAGTATTTTGGTTCACTCAACTCTTCAATCTTTACTTGAGTGTCCTCAATATAGGTAGCTTGTTCGATTAATTCTGGCCAATCGATAGTAATCTGTACTTCTGGAGACCCGGCTGAACGCGTGTTTAGCTGCATTACAGAACCAAGTTTATGGACAGCAAGTCGGCCAACGCCTTTTTCCCCAAGTGGTAACCTATGAAATTTAGGGCTTCGTACCCAATTCGAATTACGCTTACTTTCCGTACCGATCTCCATCCACTTGTTTAGAATGGTATCTTTACTCATACCATGTCCATCGTGATCCCAAACCACAATGTATGGCTTATCACTAATTAGGTTCAGCTCTACTTCGACAGATGTGGCGTCAGCGTCATAGGCGTTTTTTACGAGTTCAAATACTGCTAAGCGGTCGTCTCCAATAAGTTGGTCACCCAGTAGCTTTAGTAGGTGTGCATTCGCTCTAAAAGACGTAGTTGTAATTTCTGACATCAATAAACCCTCAGAGTTTTCTATATTTTCTACGGTTACCGATTTTGTCGGCCTCAATAATTCCTTCTTTGAGAAGGATGCCGAGAATGCTGTAGGTAAGGTAGTCTTGTTGGTTTCCGTTGTGATCTGATTGTAGCCCCAAGTAATGAGCATAATCAGAGTTATAGAGCCCACTAGGGTTCTCTTCTGACAACGAGATGATTGAATCTTTAAGTAGTTTTAGCCCTAATTGCGCTTTTTCAATAGCACCATTGGGGACAGTAACTTCTTCATTTATTTTTCGATTAATCGAGCGCGGTATTACGGTGTTGTATAATGAACCTCCGGTTTCGACTGTGCCGAAGGTGGAAATTAGTTCTAATTCGATTTGAAGAGCTTGTTTTTCTGATAGCTCTTCTACGATCTTAGATATGATGGGAGTGTAGCCCGAATCTAAAATCTCTTGGATGAATTTTCCTTTGCGGGTTCCATCGACTTTTTTTAGATGGTCGGTTGCTCGACTTCCAGTACCTTTACCAATATAAAAGACTTTAGCTGGCTTTTCTCGCGGGTCTTTTAGAGAGTAGACGTAGTAAGTATTGGACATCCGCTACTTCTTCTCCATAACCAAAGCAACTCTACCAACAACCCTTACTTCATTTTCCTCAACTGTTAGAGTCGAACCATTAAAGCTGATCGCCAGTTTCTTACCTGGTAAGCGTTGGATTTCATTCAGAGAGAGTAGGCCGTCCATGTCGACCAAGTATGTGCCACTGACTGCTTGACGTACTTCTTTATCAATAATTGATGTGAAATTCCCTTCACGAATCGCCATAGCATTTACAACTGAAACATCATCAAGTAGTGACTTGTCAAATGTAAGCGTTTTTAATTCAGTTAATTCGCCATTGAGAATTTTGAAAGAGTCAATATCAAATAGAAACTTGGTTTCCATACGTTTTGATTCGTGCTTTTGCGAACTTCTATTCGGAAATGCCTCGCCTTCCCCTAATAAAAGCCACCTTAGCGACACACCAGTATGCAGGTGAGCTCTGACTGCAATCTCATGAGGAGTTAAACCACGTTTTACCCATGTGGAGATTGTAGAAGTTGGTACACCTAGCCTTTCTGAAAGTACTCGTTGACTCTTAGATTCGGTGACTTCGATCAATCTTTGAACAAAATCTTTACCGCTTAAATACGCGAAAGCGGATAATTCTTCTTGATTGGTTGGCATGAGCGATAAATAATCTTTGCTAAAGCGTAGTCAGCGAGCTGCAACTTCTGACTACTTATATAAACATTCAATGACTTAATAGGATATCACTATGCTCTCATATCAAGTAGTCCTAAATACACCTTTCATGACGTACGACCAATATTCCCAGTTCTCTGGTATGCCTAAGCGAACCATTATGGATTGGGTCGCAGATGGTCTTTTACCTATTAAAACTAAAGCAAAAGGCAAAGAAACACCGTTAATCAACATGGTGGCTTTACTTGAAATCGCGACTCGTGAAGCAATGGAAAACTTGGGGTAGGTCGCCATGCGCTTATCTTCCTTAGTTCCAACCAAAGAGCATTGCCCGTTGTGGCTCAACATCCTTGGTTGGGGTTTCGTTTTCGTACCGTTTTTCTTCAATTGAGTATTCGCTATGAACGAAATTGACTCAATGTGCGAATTCCGTGGCTCTAAACAAAAGGCATTTAACGAAGCGTGTTGTGCATTTGCGAACTCGGAGAACATGACCAAGTTAGCAAAAGCCGTAGGGATGAATGCCACCATGCTGCGCAATAAGCTCAATCCAGAGCAGCCGCACATTCTAACCAACGTAGAACTTGTGCTGATCACGAAAGCGAGTGGTAACTACACCATCCTTAATAGCCTTTTGCTTGGCCTCGGTGTCGTGACCGCGCATATACCCAGTGATGCAAGTGAAGAAACCTTCATAAAACGAGCATTAGAGAATGCGATGCACTCTGGTGACTTATCTAGAATGGCGCTAGAACACTCTGGTAACGCCAGGTTAAGCCGTACTAGTAGACAAACAATCATTCGTAAAGCACAAAGCAGCATCAGCAATCTTGTACTGCTGATCGCTGATGTAGAAAACCGCACTAAAGGCGTAGCCCCATTTTTAAGTATGGGCGTGGATTTTGTCGCTAACGGTGCGCCAATTCCCGGCTTAAGTTAAGGAGTTCCATATGTCAGAGGCTATCCAAGAATATTCAGCACCGTATCATTCCCCTTGTCCAGATATGGCTGCATACAGCTTAACACAAGAGCAAAAGGTTCAAGGTTTAGAGAAGTTACAGCAAGTAAAAGCCGACCTAAAAGAAAGCCGCTTGAGAACACTTCTCTCCGATCGTGCGGAGTTAGTGGAGAAAGGAGAAAACTCCCAGAGCACTATTGAGCAATCAAAGCTCAAAAGACAAATCAAACTTATTGATTTGGAAGCCAGTCGTCTTAAGCAGCGCTGGAACTAAAACCCTCATTTATACCTAGCCATTTGGCATTTTGCCTACGCCTTAATCCCTCTTTAGCAATGTTGAGGGAGGGCTTTTTTTATCCAAAATTTAAGGAATTGATTATGCAAACTTATGTAGCAGTTCAATTAAACAACGGTGGTGGTGTGGTTCGACACGAAACTACGGCTGAAGTGATGAACTTATGTTTAGGAGAATTCGAGACTTTCGAAGATGCCATTCAAACCGCTTGTGCTCAGCTTGGCTGTCAGCACGTTATGAGCGGCGTGCTTTTACGAGGTAATCACACTGGTGGTCATATGGTTGTCACGACTCAAGAGCTACGTGAATTGTGAGGTAAGCATGTCAGAACAAAAATTAGAAGAAGCCAGAAGGCTACGAAAGCAAGGTGCCACTATTGAGGTCATTGCTGCAACAACTGGTTTGACAGAAATGGCAGTGAAAGGGGCAACAGTATCAAAGGCAACAATCTGGAGTGAAGGCGAACAGATTGTACTTAGACACATGGCGGGTAAGGCGAGTGCTTCCGATATTGCTAAGTTGGTCAATAAAACTAAAAGACAGGTTCAACATAAAGCTCAAAGGTTAGGGCTGTCTTTGGCATTTCTTAATAGAAAACCCAAGCCATGGAGCGTTTCAGATGAACGCTTTTCACGAAAGAATGCAGGAGTCGTCTGTGGTGTTTCGATTGCTAAACACTTAGAACGCCCAGTCGAGCATGTCTACAGAAAGGCACAACTTATGGGACTATCACTTCATGTTTATGGCGAGTGTAGTCATGCGGCCATCTACTCAAATGAAGATATTGAGTTATGTCAGAAAGCTATCTGACGCAGGCTTAAAAGCTCCAACAATTGCGAAGAAGATGGAGATGAGTCGTTCTTTTGTTCATCAGGTCATCAATCATGAACGAAGAGCCTATCTGTAAACTGGTTGGAGGGTTTATGAAATATCCCAAGATTATCTCAATAGATGTCAATAGTGACCGTTTAGATGTGTTTGAAGGTCGGACACGTACCCATAAAAAGTGCGCAGTTGTTTACTTCTCTGGCCCAGAGGGTTGGGGAGTCACGATGAATATCGCTCTTGATTCTGTGGATGATTTTATTGCTGATAAAAAGTTTCAAATGCACTTCATAGAGTTAGCTAAGGATCATTTAGGTATAAGCTAATATGAAACGAAGTGATGTAACTGACGCATTAAAAATAATGGCGAGTAAATCAGAAGCGGGTGAAATCATCCGCTATTCTGCGTTTACTCGCCGTTTCTTTCCTAGGCTACCGGCTCTCGTTCGTAATGATGTAATCAAGAAGGTTGTTAGCCGAAAGCAGCGTAAAAACCCTACCAAAGAGAACTTAATCAGATCGGCGGAAAATGCTGTAAGGTTTGGTTTAAAGTTCGCTCCCTTCATTGAAGACAAATTCCCATTTGTAGACAGCCGCAATAAAGCAAAATCTCAACCATTAACCCACGCGATATTAATGCGTGATGAGGCCATTCAAAAGCTTGCTAAAGAGTATGCAGATAAGTGCTCTTCTTTTCTGACAGATGAAGTATCCATCGAGAAGTTCAGTTCTTATTTAGATGCTTTAGAGCATGTTTACAAGCGCCAGCGGGCAGAACTGAATAGCATTTACGTGCAGGCGCCAAAGGTAAACTTCAAGAACAAGGATAAGAAACCTTCAGAGCTAGAGCAAAGCCTTCAGATCGCTATCTTGAAAATGCAGAACGAAGAATGGATTGAGGGGCGTTTGATTCATTTGCGATCTCAGTATATTGAGTTTGCGCAGATAGCCCTAGATCGTGTTGGTGAGAACAAACATCAACAGCCATACATTAGCACATTATCTTTCGCTAACTGGATGCAAAAGCAGCGTGAAGCAAGAGACTACTTAGAGTCTATGGCTGTCATGAATGAGGAAACCGACGAAGCCTTCAACCTAGAAGACGTAGTAAAGCGCACAACGGCAAATCCGGAAAACCGCCGAATAGAGATGATGGTTCGTTCTCGTGGTTTCGAAGAACTGGCTCAAGACCTGGGTTATACCGCTTTGTTTTTAACGTGGACGCTACCAAGTAAGTATCACCGTAATTCGGCTAAGTGGAATGGTTCTTCGGTCAAAGAAGGGCACAAAGCACTAATGAAAAAGTGGGCAATAGGTCGAGCTGAGTTAGCAAAGTTAGACATTGATTACTTTGGCTTTCGTGTTGCAGAACCTCACAAAGATGCGACTAGCCATGCTCACTACTTTCTATTTTGTGCTCCTGAACATAAAGAGCAAGTCATCGAGATACTTAGGGAACGAGCGATATCTGAAGATAGAGATGAGTTAGGTAGTGATACAACCAAACGATTTGATGTAAAAGAAGCAGACCCAAAGCAGGGCGGAGCAACAGCCTATATTGCTAAGTATGTGTCGAAGAATATCAATGGCAGCCACATGCCAGAAAGTGATGCAGAGCAATGGGCTTACCGAGCGAGAGCCTGGGCCTCTACTCATCGCATCCGCCAGTTCCAGCAATTTGGCGGAGAGCCAGTGTCTTTATGGCGCAATCTTCGCCGAGCTACTCCAGCTCAAACTAGTATAGATCCCAAGCTGGAGGAGTTGAGACAGGCGGCAGATTCTTCCAAATGGTCGTTGTTTTGTCAGCTCGCCGCTTCAGCCCAAATTGAATACGAAGATAAGCAAAACAAATACGGTGAAATAACCAAGAAAGTCATTGGCTTTTCTTGGTTAGGCAAGTTGATCGAGACTTGCAGCGAGAGTTACTGCTTGGTTAAGAAGAAAGATGTAAAGCGCCTTCAAGAAGCGCGGAGCGCTTCACCTTGGAGCACTGAAAATAACTGTAACTCCCACTTAGTTGAAGCTCTTCAACGCATGACCGGATGGAGTGTTAGGGGAGTTAAATGTTTAGTTGAGCCATTGAAACGAGGAGCGAAGGTTCCTATAGACAAAGATATGACCATTCGCTTGCGTGATGGACGCCTAGAAGTGACCTAGTAGCTGGTGTGACAGTGATTGATTGCATTGTGACTTAAATCATACGTTGAGACACATAACCATCTTTAACTAGAATGCTGTATAGCTATACAGTATTATTTTGAGTGTTGTTGTTAAGGGTATTGATATGTCTGATAAAAACCAGTTATTCCAGCAAGCATTGGAGCTCATCATCGACGGAGTAGCATTAAGTACAGAAACCGAGAGCAGAGCGCAAGTCGGGGCGTATTTGATGGGGTTGCTCGTCGCAGATAATCAAGGAAAGCTAGATAACGACAAGATTGAAGCCATTCAGATGATCATCCAAATGGCTGATGAAGTGGATAGTCTGGAGTTTAAGTTGTAGGTACGTGTATGTTTTTAAAAGTTATATTCTTGTTTTTTTTCGTTTTTCCAGCCCTGCTCGGGGTGATATCACACTACAATACGCCTGATAAATATCATGCGTTGATGAAGCAAAGAAGACTATTCAAACGGAAAGACTATTTCATATTTATTTTGACAGCCACCTATATGGGTTTATTGGTAGCTATATGTATAGCGTTTCTATTTGGTAAAATAGAACACCTTGATGCTATTAATAAGAGTGCGACTATTAGTATTATAGCTGTTATTGCGGTAACCATCTGGGGAGGTGTAAAGATTAAAATTTTTGCTTTCGCTCATGAGAACTGGAAAGGGATAAGTGCGTTGTTTGGTGGGATATCGTTTCTATTCAGTATATATATCAACGAGATTGTGAACGGTATTATTGTTCAAACTACTAAATATCATGCAAGCGACTTCTTAGTGTCACAATCATCTTTATCCATTATTGTATCTTCGTTTTTTGGAGTAATGCTGTTGCTTGGAGCCATGACATTAGCGTTATATGTTGTAGTGTTCGTATTGTTTGCAATAACACTTAGAAGTAATACTAGAGCAGCAAAGGGCATGTATGCGATTTTTAGGGTTGTTACTTATCAAAGAATCGCAAAACGAAAAGCGGAAACTATCAATCATGCATTTGTTGTTGGGATGACCACATGCTTTGTAATTGGTGCTTCAGTGATGGTATTGTCACAGGCAATGAAATATAAATTGCAGAAAGATTGGTTTGATAATATTGTAGTTGAGCGATTAGTTGAATCCGCTTATTTTTCTAAGCCTACTGATTGTATCAACATTAAACCTGTGGAAGGTTTAAGAGTTGCTATGTTAACTCGAGATAGAGTTTCTTTTTACATGAAAGGAGCTGAACCAGAGTTCTCTAAAGGGGTTTGTATATCCGAACCTAGCAAATACACAATTACAAAGCTAGAAGTTGATTCTTCAGTTCCTTCCGACTCTCAGAGCTAAGCGCTTTTACCAACTCAAAGGCCATCTGTGAGGTGGTCTTTGAACTTGGGCTAAGCGTATGGCTAAAAGTAAGATTCATCACGAAAGTATGCCCACACTCAGGGTCACTACAACTACAATATAAGTCGCTATAACTCGCTGAAATACGGTTTGATTTTTGTATGCGGGCTTTCTCGCCGCACTCGGGGCAAATTACTCTCATATGACACCATGAACCTATCTAACTGAAGGGTCCATGGTACTAAAGATGGAGTGTTTTTTATACGTTTAGACGAGATTCTTTAGCTACTTTTTCTTTAATTCTCTCTAATTCAGATTCGATTGGTCGTACTTGGTATTTGTAGAATTGAAAACCAGGGTTGGAACCAAAAGCAGACCCCGTAACGTGATCAAATTCATCAAATTCGCTGTACTTTGCTAACCATAAGTGGCTGAAAGTAAATCTGTCTTTGAGTGCGGGGAAGGTGGTTACATTGCCGCCGTTTGAAGCGGATTTGCTCACTTGTTTGAATTTCTCGCGTACGTCATTATGTTTGAAGTTGATGAATTCAAAAATCTCGTATTTTTTTGCTAAGTTAACAAACTCCTTTTGGTCATACGATGAATCATCGATACCATGTAGAAACAGAAGGTTTATCTCGTCACTTGAGAATTGCCCTTTTAAAATATTGGCGTATTTCCTCTTACTTTTATCGTCTAAGTCCATATAGCCGTCGATAAACAACAAAATTTGTTTAAGATTATTGAAATAACTTCCTAAGACTTCAGCTTTTTGCAATTGAAATTCTTTAAATTTCTCTTCTACCTTTGACCCACTGAAAGGCGTATCTTTAACGCCCTCGCAGAGGAATATCATTACCTGATTGAATACTGAATTACCTTTAAATACGTCGATTTTTCCTGGGATAAGCTTGTTAGCTGGTAAAGATACCTCTAGATTCCTAATTATTTCTGCACGTAGGTTCAGCATATTGAAGAAGGTGTTTTCAAAGGCTTGCTGGTTGAGAGCTTTTTGTGAGAGCACTTGAGCATCCGCAGAACGAGCTACTTCCTTTCTTGTTAATTCAAGTTCCTGGCGAGAAAGTGATAACTCACGTGATTGAAGCACGATAGTGTAAAGCAATGCGGTTAAAGAGAGAAATCCAAAGACAGGGTTGAGTAGTCCACCATAATAATCCCCCTTTGCACCTAAGACACCGGCCAGTTCTTTTATGTCTTCTGGAAGAGTCTTATTGCCTAATGCGGCTTTGTATTCACTGAAGAAATATATCGATGCTAAGACAGCTACAATCGCTATGACGCCGATTAGCGCATTAAATCTAGTATCCATTTTTTTTGCGTTGCGATTTAAATCATTCATTTACAATCATTTACCAAAGTGTCTATCAATGGTTGACACTATATATATATATGCCATGCCAATGCAATTGCTATGCATTTTGTATCGTTCTAACAATGGAAAAAACCATTGTTATGTGACCGAAATCGCACTCCTCCTCACCCGCCTGCGCGCTAAAACGATCAGTTTTTTCGCACTTTTCAAATGACGAAATTTAGGGGCTAGGGAAGCCCGCAAGCTTGGTCTTAGCCCTTTTGCTATAAAGGGTCTACCAGCCGGAAATACTTCGTAGAAGCGCCTATAAAGTGCTTATCAGAATTTCTTTGAGTGAAGAAAATTGAAGAGAATTGAAATTTTGACGATCACAATTGATCTGGTGGAGGGTTGTAAGTTGTTGAATATAAAAGGTTGTGGTGTTTTTGGTCGTAATTTTGGAAGGTCGTTTGGATGTCTGGATGATCTGTTTTGAAGTGGTTCAGCCCTTATTGGAAAAGGGCTGAACGAAAATTAAAGCACAAATAAAAATTGCAAAATATTTCACAGAACCTAAGCGGATTGGTTTTCCAAATCAAACTCCAAATGTAGATGTTTTGGCACTTCTGGGTCGCTGTTTACGGCATCCATAAACATTTGGCACGCAGGAATAACTTCGTTCTTGCAATAGACATAATCAAATTTCACAGGGTCACCACGTGTACCACCATTTGGAATGATAGCAGCCAACTCGACGGGGAAGCGGTGACCGGTGATCACCTCTTGCGCGGTAACATTCTTGATTTTCTCGTATTCATCTTTGGTAGCAATATCACCAACTGGAATGAGTTGAATGCCTTTTTCATTGCCGTTTGGAATGTTGATGAACATTGAGCGGAAGTTGCCAACACCGCGGCTTGAAGCCATCTTCTTCTTTAGGTCATCTTCGTCATCTTTACTTAGGTTCGGATCCGTAGCATAGAAGATAAAGCCCATGTGCAGGCCGTTTTTGTAGTAACGGCGGCGGAACGTGGTTGAATCCTTACTAAGCAAAGCCGACTGAACACAGCCCAAGTAATCGGGCCCGCCATAGACTTGTTGAACAGGGTCATATTGCTTGATGAAGATGATGTCTTCTTTCTTGTAGCTCTTTTGTTTGTTGTCACGCTCAAGGAAAGCGAAATTGCCGTTTTTGCGCTTGCGTAAATACATGGTTGGAATAGGCCACAGTCCAACGACCTCACCGAAATAGTTTCGCAGTTTGAGTAAAGCAGTATCACCGAACTCTAAGAAATCATGTACCGAAGACTGCATCTGCTGTTTTTGCATCCCCCCTTTGGTGAATCGACCTGCAATCATATTGCGGCGAGCCATGAGTATGGAGCCATGACAAGCATTGGCTCGAGTCAGCTTGTTTAAGCCTGCTCTATCAAGTGGCGGCTCCCAGTAGTCGCCATCTTCGTTGTAATAAAGCTCGTTGTAATCGTAGTTAGTGAAAGCACGATCCACTATTTCAGGTTCACCAAAGGTGAACATCAAGCTTTCATCTTTTGTGGTTGTTTCGGTTATCTGTTCAGTCATTGGTTAAATCTGCCAGGTTGATTTTCGTTTTGCGGTATGGTCGAGCGGTTCGTTAATACAGGCATGAGATATAGCCCAGAATGCATCGGCATGACCGACCAACTCACTGCGATCGGCTTTGAATGTCATCATTCCTCCGCCATTTGTCATCGAACGTTTAATGGCCATAAATGCTGCTGGAATATCTTTGATTTCTTTGTCGAACTGAATTCGGTTGCCCTCGACAATATCAATCATCTTCATAACTAAGCGGTTCTTGTTTTCATTGCTGTAGTGGATGGGGTGAGCTTCTCTCGGGTATTTTTGGTGAATGAGGTCCCATACGCCGCCACCGATACCGGTTGTATCTACACCTAAGTAGGTCACGTTGTAACGCTTCATCATCTGATCGATTTGATTTACGTGATATTGGAAGTTCAGACCTTTCCAGTAGTGACGCTCAAGTACACGGAATTTTTCTTTGCTGTCTATGGGTGGTGCGATGACGATCAGGCAGGCATTGTCTCGAGTCCGACTTGGGTCATAACCTAACCATACTTCTCGATTACCAAACGGTCGGCTTTCTGTCGGTGTGAAGTCTTGCTAGGTATTTGTATCGACCATGAGCTTTTCAAGCTGGGTGAACTTAAACACTGAGGCTGAATCATCTACGAATTCACATTTGTAAAGATTACGAAAAGCATCGGGGCTGTACTCTTCTTCAAGTTCATTAGCATCAATGAGATGGCAACCACCTTTCACAGCATCATGAACATCAATAATGTAGCGCCATTGCTTGTCAGGGCAGACGCGGCCACCATTTTTTAGTTCTTTGTTCGATGGGAATTCGATGTTTTTACGGGTGTCTTTTTCACCTCGCCAAGCATCACCAGTCCAAAATGGGTAAGCAGGGTGGTTCTTGCTTGATGGAGTAGAGAAGTAGGTTTTTCGAAAGCGCGTTTGTGTGGCGCAAGCCGAGGCAACATCACTTAGCTTTTTAAAGTCTCTTATCCAGAAATATTCATCAATGTAGACATTTCCTGATCTGGACTGCGCAGAGTAGGCATTTGTGGATAGAAAATGCAGCTCGGCTTTGTTACTTAGAATGATTGGGTTGCCGGTTAATTCTATTCCCCAAAACTCATGCGCTATTTTGATGATATAGGCTCTAAACACTTCGGCCTGAGCTCTAGTCGCTGAAACAAAGATTTGATTCTCACCTGTAAGCACAGCATCTTCGAACGCTTCGCCTGCGGTGCCATAGGTAAAGCCTATTTGTCGGCTCTTCAAAATGTTGCGGGTACGAGGCATCTTAGGGGCATTCTTAATTGACTGCACTAAGCGTTGGTAATCAAACAGGCTCGCTACCCATTCCTCAAAGTCTGCTGCTTCTAGGTGTCCAATATCGTTTTTCGCCTGGCGGGTATCTTTAACACTGTTATTAGAATCACGAGCCGGTGCAAGAGAGCTGCTAGAACTCTGAGCCCGTTGCTCTTTCATCTTGATTTCAGCGTTTGCCTTTCTTAGCTTAACGATTTGGCCAGCGAGCAGTTCAAGCTCTTTTAGTTGCTGATCACTTTTCTCATCCTTATCAATTAGAACCGCGAGTCTGCGGTTAATCATCTGCTCAGCAGAAAGCTCATCCAACAACGCTGCCCAGCCAAAATCTTTAGCCCAGTTATAGATAACTCGTGTGCTGTAGAGGTTGAGCTGTTCTGCAATTTCTTTAGGAGGAACACCACGCAAATAAAGCTTTTGCGCTGCCTCTTTCACTTCGTCTGTATATGCCATAAGCCAATCATACGCTTAGGTAACCACCTAAATTGCATAGCAAAATTCTGCCATGTTCGGATTCGCTTTGTATCCGAATTGGCCAGAATTGAAGTGGCTGAAAGGGTGTATTTATAGGCGTATTGTTTGAGTCCAGAAACACCTAACTGACAAATTTTTACTAGGTACAAAACGCAAATGGCAAAAATCAGTGATTGGAAAATAGTAGCGACAGAAGGGCCAACGGTTGATGGTCGTAAGATCACCCGTGAGTGGCTAACGCAGATTGCTGAAAGCTATGCCATGACTGAATACACCGCTTTGATCTGGCCTGAACATAAACGCTTTGGTGGTTACGGAAGTAACTGGGGAAAAGTTGTTGACGTGAAAGCAGAAGAAGTGGATGGGAAAATGCGCTTATTCGCCAAGCTTGAACCAAACCAATACTTACTTGAAGCCAACAAGCTAGAGCAAAAGCTGTTTACCTCCATTGAACCTAATCCAGATTATAAAGGGCAAGGAAAGTGCTATCTAATGGGTATAGCCGTGACCGATTCCCCTGCATCATCTGGTACTTCAATCCTTAAATTCTCTCGCTAGGAAGGCGAAACCACAGAACTGCAATGTAGCCAGCTAGAAGAACTTAACCTTGATGAATGTTACTCAAGGACTGACCGTTTCTTTGCAATGTGTAGTGCCTTTTTCAATTCTGGTGATGACGAGCCAGAGCCAATACCTGCCCCTGAACCAGAGGAAGAAAACGTGACTGAAGACCAGTTAAAGGCCGCACTGCAAGAACAGTTCGGCATTATGAAAAGCGAGTTGAAAGATGAACTAAAGAAAGAGTTCAACCTTCAAGCACCGGAGCCGCCTCAAGAGTCTGAAGAAAAGCCTGAGCAGTTTTCTGTACAGCAGTTTAGTGAAGAGCTGCAAAAGCATATTGCTCCGGTAATGGAAAAGGTCAATGGCCTTGAAACACAGTTCGCAGAGCTAAAGCAAGAAAAGCCAGGCCAAAAGCCAGGTGAAGAAGGCAATGGCGGCGATGACGAAAATAAATTCAACGCTAAGGACATGTATTAATGTTAAATGCCGTTTCTACTCAATGTATCCAAGAGTTCTGCGATGTAACTGTTGAAGCAGCTGGTGCTGTCGCAGGCTCTAAGATGTTCAGCATCACGCCTGTTATGGAAACCAAGCTACGTGAAGCGATGAAGCACTCACATGCTTTCCTTGGCATGATCCACACTGGCTTCGTTGAGCAAATTAAAGGTCAGGTTATTGATGTCGGTTTGGATGGTCTAGCGACTGGCCGCGCTGATGGTAGATTCAGTGTTGATGTTGACCAAGAGGGAAATACCTATGAATTGGTTAAAACCGATTCAGGTTGTCATATTCCTTGGGAGCTCATGACTCAATGGATCAACTCCGGAAGCAAAGGCCAATGGCTTAACTTGATGAAAAACTCTATCGCGAAACGTTTTGCGCTAGATATGCTGCGTATTGGTTTCAACGGTACAAGCATTGCCACGGTCACTGACCCTGCGAACAACCCATTGGGTCAAGACGTTAACAAAGGCTGGCTGACAATCGTAAAAGAGAAGAAAGCTGCCCAAGTCATCCCTGCCGCTAAGTTAGACCCAACGGGTCAAACTGCCAGCTCTTACAAAAACCTAGATTCGTTGGCCCAAGACTTAATCAACACGACCATCGCGGAGCAATACCGACAAGATGATGACCTTGTGATTATTATCGGCTCTAACCTTGTCTCGGCGGAACAGCATCGCTTGTTGGAATCCGCGGATACACCGACAGAACACAAGGCCGCGCAATCTCTTGCTAAAACTATTGCTGGTAAAAAGGCGTATACACCTCCGTTTTTCCCTGCGAATGCCATCTGGGTTACTAACCTAAAGAATCTGCAAATCCTGACGCAAACTGGCACTCAATGGCGTAAGCAAGAGAACAACACTGATCGGCTTCGTTTTGAGTCCAACCATATTCGTATGGAAGGTTACGCCGTCGGTAATTTTGGCAAGTTCGCGGCTATTGAAGCTGTGGAAATTGTTGAACCTGTGCAGGGGTAACGTATGGCTAGCCCATTCGCGAAAGCTCGACAACAAATCCTTGAGAAAGAAATGCGACAAGAGCGGGGTAATGTTGTCGCTACTCCTAGCAGTCTTCACCTTTTACTCGCAGAACTGGAGAACGATTTAGAGGTGTTGAAGACGTTCAACCGTACCGATGAAAAGGTAGCGCATAAGCGCAACGTCTTAGTTCCCAAGTATCGAGAAGCTGTGGAAGCGTATCTAGAAGGCGATGAACAGTTTGATAACCCGCTCTTTGCTCAAATGGTTATCTGGTTATTTGACATCGAAGATCTAGAAACGGCAATCAAATGGTGCGGCATTGCAATTGATCGTGGACTCGATACACCAGAGCGATTCAAGCGTGACTTTGCCACATTCTGTGCTGATGAAGTATTGGCTTGGTCTGAGCGTATGGCTGAAAAGGGACAATCAGTCGAGCCTTACTTCTCAAAAGTGTTCGAGAAGGTCCAGAAAGAGTGGAGCATCAACGAAAAACCGACTGCTAAGTGGTTCAAGTTTGCTGGATTACATTTGCTACGCAACGAGAAAGGTAAGCCTCACGCAGCCTCAGTAGGTGACGTTGAGATTCTGCAAAAATCTAAAGCTTTGCTGATTGAAGCTCACGAACAATATGCAGCGATTGGTGTTGGCACGATGATCGACAACATTGAACAACGAATCCGCGCTTTGGAATCAGGGAACAACCTGTAAAAACTCCTACGCCACCGCGCCTCGGCTGACGAGGAAGAACAAGTGATTTATCACTGCGTTTATTCCGTCGACTCAGTGGCTAGAGGCGCATCCATTGAATCAAAGTGAACAAGGTAGGCTTATGAGTTTTGGCGGAAAAAGTGATCAAACTAATAACTACGCGATTCCTGGTGACGGTTGGCCTGACTTATCGACGGATGAGTTCCGAGCGCTTCGACGAATTCCTCATACCTTCAACGTCGATTCCATGAAAGCCGCCGTCACAATTGCCTCTCTTGATATTCAAAAGAAGCTCAAGAGCCTAGTGATAGATGGGAAACCACCTTCTTTTAGTTTCGCTGAAACAATGCTTTACAAGCGCTCAGTATACGGTCTGGCGCATACAGAACTATTGCCTGAGTTCGCAACACAGGATAGGCGAGATGCGGGAAGCAACACCGCAATAGATGAGAAAAATCAAACCGACCGATTCTTGGAACAAAGCAACAAAGATGTCGCGAAGTTGTTGGGTGAGAGCGCCAATGGAATCGATGTCATATGAGCAATACGGCCTACAACAAAACCAAGCTTGAGCATTTAACGGAATACATCGTTGGCCACCTCAATAGCAATGTACTTGATAACAAAATTGATGCTTGGCAAGAGAACGGCTCGATTGTCCCAAGTGGTGAAGACCGAGGCAACGATGGTTACATCGCGTGTTACTGGAAATACAACGCGGTGATCTCGGTAGAGGAATTTCCTCACCGATTGTTAGACCCGCGCTGTTTGCTTGCTCTTGTGGCCTGTTGGTTAAGCGACCATGAAGAAGACCGCAACGAACAAGAGCTCGAAGACCCAACACTTTCGGTCGATGTGATCAGCAGTGAGCTGGCTGATGTGAGCATAGAGCTTGAGCTGATGGAACCCATCGAGTTGGTACCAGATGCAGAGGCAGGAATGATTACCTGGCGCGGAATCAAATACCGAGTTCAAGCCGTAGAGATTTACACCGCAGAAGAAGCGGAGTTGGTGAATGAAACCGCAAAGTAATGCGAATCAAAGGGATGTGCTCAACATTCAAGAAAAGCTTGCCATGTTAGCACTGCCACCAAAGAAGCGAGTTTGGATACTGAAAACCCTAGGCCGTTGGGAAAAAGCCAATACACGCAAACGCATTCAGCAACAAAAAGATATTCACGGCCAAGCGATAGAACCAAGAAAAGGTAAGAAGCGCAGCAAGGTGATGCGGCGCTTGGCAAAAGGATTAACCCCTTATGTACGAAACGCCAACATGCTCGACCTGACTTGGAGCAACAAGCTCACCGCAAAAATTGCAGCTCGGCATCATCTTGGTCAAAAGCAAAAGATGACCAAGCGCCAAATGCAAAAGCGTTGGGGAACACCAGACTATTCCGCGCCTTGCAGCAAAGGGCAAGCGCGAAAGCTAAGGGAACTGGGTTCCACGGTACCGAGAAAGAGCGGCAAAGGACGGAAAAAGCCAAGCCTTCGTCTGTTAATGGAAACCGTTACCCATGGCCAAGCCGGGCAAATTATCCGAGAGCTGAGCGATCAGCCTAGTGTCACCGCTTGGGACATCCCATTGGCGCAGCGCCAGATATTAGGCAGTAAAGAAAGCGAAGTAACCCGCCAACTCATAAAAATCTTTGAGCAGGCCAAGACGCGAAAATAAGCGAGGAAACAACCAATGGCAACCGGAAAGGTAGAGGTAAACAACTTCAATTTAGGACAAGGCGGGATTCCAGAAATTGAACGCCATCTGCTCTACATCGGGCGCACCGATAAAGCCGAACTGCAAGGCAAAGTCACGCGCGTAAACAACATGACCAATCTTGATGATGTGGTGGCCGATGATGCGCTAGGCGCAAATGTCAAAGCCGCGCAGCTCAATGGCAAACAAAACTGGACGGGTGCCATCTTCGGTTTGGCGGCTGATGCGACTTGGCAAGAAGCGGTAGACATTGCCAACCGTACCGACTCTTTTGAAGGGGTTTGTATTGTCGATGTTGTGACAGACAAAGCCGACTTCACCGCGATGCAAGACAAGGCGACAGAACTCACGAGCAAACTTGGTCGTTGGGTATTCTTCCTTGCTGCTTGTCCTGGTATTACGGCAGAAGGTGAAGGTGCACAAACGTGGTCAGACTATGAAACGGCCATGCTAACCCTAGTCAAAGATGTGGTCGCAAATTTGGTTACACCAGTGCCGCTACTCAACGGTAACAATGTGGGTGTGCTTGGTGGTCGCTTATGTGATCGCGCTGTCACTGTAGCCGATAGCCCTATGCGCGTTGCAACAGGCAGTTTGCTTGGTCTTGGTGAAAAGCCTGTCGATAGCGCGGGTAAACCACTAGAAGTGAGCACCATCTCAGCGTTAGCCGAGGCGCGTTATTCATTGCCGCAATGGTATGCGGATATGGAAGGCATCTACTGGACTGATGGCTCTACGCTCGAAGCGAAAGGCGGCGACTATCAATTCCTTGAATACGTTCGCCCAGTTCACAAGCTAAACCGCCGCGTTCGTATTAAAGCGATTCGTCGTATTGCTGACCGAATCCTTAATTCAACACCACCAAGTATTGAGCTCAACCGCACTTACTTCAGTAAAGACATGCGCGATATGTCGAAGACCACTGAAATTGGCGGCATTCAGTTCCCAGGTGAAATCATGCCACCACGTGATGAAGATGTGTCGATTCAGTGGATGACAAAAACCAAAGTAAACATTGGCTTAATGGTTCGCCCTCATAACTGCCCGAAACACATTGTTGTCAATATAGGGCTTGATCTCTCTAACCCTGCAGATGCGGAGGCGTAATCCATGAGCATGCGTATTTCTGGCAAGAACATGCATTTTTCAATGGGTGACTACAAGCTTAAAGCGCAAAAAGTAACTCTATCCATTACCGATAATTCTGCTGTCAATAAAACCTCTGGTGTGCCTGATGGTTATGTCGATGGTGATGTAGAAGCAAGCGGTGAAATGGAGCTTACCAAGCAGCAATTCAACCAGTTGAGCAAGGCAGCAAAACAAGCCGGCTCTTGGCGTGGGATGCCTGATTTTGACGCGCTGTTCTACGGCAAGATTGATAAAGACGAGCTCAAAATTGAAGCCTTCGGTTGTCGTATCAAAATCTCTGATCTTCTCGACGCAGATTCAAATGGTGGCAGTGCATTGGTTCACAAACTGCCGTTCGAAGTAACTAGCCCTGACTTTGTGAAAATCAACGGCGTTCCATACCTGCGCCCTGATGAAATCGAAGATTTGGTTCAGTAGCTTTTAGCTCAATAAACAGGGGGCGTAATGTCTGATGTTATCGACCATGCCAGCGGCCTTGAAACCCAATTCACAGAGGTGGCGATTGCCAACCAACTGGCAAGGGCTAAGCAAATGGAACAACGGGAAAGCGCACAGGAATGCGGCGTCCCAATACCCGAAGAACGCCGCCAAAAAGTACCAGGGTGTAAGTACTGCACCCAGTGCCAAAGCAACTTAGAGAGATTTAAGCGATGAAACTAGGAAAGCTCTTTGTAGAGCATGTCATAAAACCTGTTCTTGACCATTTAGATATGGCAACAGGTGGACACGGAAAGATGAACACGCAAGCGTCTATCAACCTCATTTTAATGATAGTGGCGCATGAGTCTGGGAAGTTGACTTATTCAAAGCAAGTTCGTGGCCCAGCACTCGGTTTTACTCAAATGGAGCCCGCTACTTTTCAATGGCTGATTGAGTGGCTAGGGAAAACTCGACCTCATCTACTTGAAGCGTTGTCCCTGTTTGTGCCTGTTGGCGGTGAGCTTGTATGTGGTAGCGATTCAAACTACATGGTGATTTCACTTCAGCTCGCAGTGGCTGCGGCTCGTTTGAACTTGATTCGCTTTCCCGAGCCTTTACCCCAAGCCGATGACTTGGAAGGGCTTGCAAGATACGCCAAAAAG